GAACACTTAGCCCCAGGCGGTCAGGTCGGGTAATGTCAGCTATCTCTACCCTTCGTGGAACAATCGCGGCTGCTCTAAGTGATAACACGAGCTGGCAGGTGTTTTCCTTCCCACCTGCCAGTCCTCTGGCTAACAGTATTGTTATCGAGCCAGGTGACCCTTATATCGAGCCATCTAATGACCATTACAAAACCGTTAAGCCTAAGGTTAACTTCAAGCTTATCGTTTTAGCGCCTATGTTCGATAACCAGGGAAACCTAATTAACATAGAAGATTATTACCTAAACATTGTAAACAAATTAGAAGCATCTAATCTTGCTTACAGCATAAGCACATTTTCACCGCCTAGAGTTCTTACTGGGACTGCAGGAGAATTACTGGCTGGTGAAGTAACTATCAGCATACTCTCGGATTGGAGCTAACATGGCTGAGGTAGACAAAGAGCGAGAAGCTTTCCTTGCTAAAATTGGCCAGGTTAAGCCAGTCGTAAAGAAAGAACAAGCAAAACCAACACAGAAAGATGAGGAGTAATCATGGCGATTACGCTAAATAACAAAGTCGGACTCAAAATCGCTAGCGTAGATTTGTCCGACCATGTGACCTCTGTCACACTAAACCAAGCTTTCGATGAACTCGAAGTAACAGCGATGGGTGACACAGCTCACAAGTTCGTAAAGGGACTAGAGTCTGCAACTATCACCGTGTCATTCTTGAATGACCAGGCTGCCACTTCTGTTCTCGACACATTGTCAGATGCTTACGGTACAACCGTGGCATGGAAGCTTATTCAGGATAAAGTTGCAGCAGTATCAGCGACTAACAAGCTCTGGACTGGCGACCTTTTGGTTAACAACCTAACACCGATTAACGGTGCTACAGGTGATATGGCCACTATGGACATTACCTTCACAGTAAACTCAGCAGTAACAGTTGCCGATAGCGGCACCTGGTAAAAATTAGATAGGGGCAGACATGGCACGACTTAAAGTAACTAGGGCAGACGGTTCTGAAACCGTTCACGAGATTACACCAGTAATTGAGTATGCTTTCGAACAGCACACGAAGAAAGGCTTTTATAGAGCCTTTCAAGAGGACCAGAAACAGTCCGACATTTACTGGCTAGCGTGGGAGTGTCTGCGCAGGGACGGAGCTCCAGACGTTAAACCGTTCGGAGACAAATTCCTAGAAACCTTAAAGGCTGTTGAGGTTCTAGGTGATGAATACCCAAATGGCTAACGCGTGATACCTGGACTTATCGAATAGCAGAACTATCGGTAAATCTGGGTATTGCGCCTAGCGAATTTATTAACATGGATAGGGATTTACTGAAAGCTATCTATGAAGTAATACGCAAGCAAGCGGAAGATAGGAAAAATGCCAGTCGTAGTAAGCGGGGTCCCAGAGCTTAAAAGAGCTTTGAAGAAATTTGCGCCTGACCTACGTAAACAAATGGACGCCGAAATTAAAGTGGCGCTGGCAGAAGTAAGAAATGCAGCTCGTAATAAAGTACCTGGTTTAGCTCCTGGAAATCTTTTTAACTGGAATGACAAAGGTACAGAAGCCATAAGCCGTACTTCTAAGACAAGAGCATTTCCTAAATATAATTCAGCAGATATTCGTAAAGGCATTACCTATAAAATGGGAGCCAGTAGGTTTAATTCACAGGGTTTTTCATCTTTATATTCATTGTTAAATAGCGAAGCCGCTGGAGTTATTGTTGAATGGGCAGGACGAAAGAACCCGCAAGGACGCACACAAAAAGCTGGCCGTAAATACGGGCAAGGTTCACAAAACATAGGACAAAGCAATAACCCTAATGCTGGCCGTATATTTGTAGGCGCTATGAACGGTGTAGGCCCACTCAAACAATACGATAAATTTGAACGTGGACGTGGACGTCTTCTTTATGCAGCTTACGCAGAAAATCAGGGTAAAGCTTTAGATGCAGTTTTTAAGGCTATTGACAAAGCTAGTAGATTATTAAATGAACGCAGTAATGCTAATAAAGCTGGAAAGGCTGCCTAATGTCTAATATACGTATTGACATAGCTTCAGAGTTTAAGGACAAAGGGTTTAAGAAGGCTGAAAAAGCTACAAGCGGTTTAGATAAACAGCTAAAGAAATTAGCCGTCACTTTAGGTGCTACATTCTCTGTTCGACAGATTGGTATATTCGCTAAGCAATCTGTAAAAGCTTTTATAGATGATGACAAGGCTGCACAACAATTAACGGCAACCTTAGGCAATTTAGGTTTAGCTTTTGAAGACCCACGCATTAAAGAATTTTTATCATCTATGGAACAAACGACTGGCGTACTGGATGATGAGCTACGACCAGCTTTTGAAACACTGATTAGGACAACAGGCTCAGCCATTAAGTCTCAGGAATTATTAGCTTCTGCTATAGATATTTCTCGTGGTTCTGGAATAGATTTACAGACAGTTACAAAAGATTTGTCACAGGCTTTCTTAGGAAATAATAAAAGTCTAAGTAAATACAATACAGGTTTAACAAAAGCTGAACTTAAGCTAGCTACATTCACAGAAATACAGACAGCGCTAAACGAGCAATATAAAGGCCAGAACGCTCGATACTTAGAAACATATGCTGGCCAGATTTCTTTACTTAACGTGGCTTATGCCAATATGCAAGAAACCATAGGTAAGGGTCTAGTAGATGCTTTTGTTATTTTGCAAGGCGAAGCTGGATTAGCTGGCGGCACACGCGGTATGTATTTGTTCGCAGAAGCGATTGCAGACGTAACACGTGGCAGCGCGGACGCGATTATGAGCTTAGGAAGTTTCTCTAAATATGCTTCCAATGTATTAACCCTTATTCGCAACATAAATCTAAGCGCTCCTATCGCTGGTGCATTAGCTGGTTTACAAGAAATCGGTAGTAAAAATAAATCACTGTTTTTCCCTAGCGCTGGTATAGGTGACCCTGCTGAACGTAAGGCAAGAGAAAAAGCTGAAAGGGAAGCTGCTAAACGAGCTAAAGAACTTTTAATTCTTCAGCAGAAAGCTGCAGCAGCGGCTAAGAAAGCTGCGGCAGAAGCCGCTAAGCGTGAACGTGAGCAAGCTCAGCTAAAGCGTGCTGGAACTGTTTTCGATATGGAAAATATCCAGATAGTGGCAGCGATGCAAGGACAGATAGACGGCGAACAGCGTCTACGTCTTGTAGCTCTATTAGCTCTAAATAATGGCGTGGCTGAAGCCGCTGAGAAAGCTGCTAGTGCTGTTTTAGCAATTAACGCTCCTGCTCTAGCTAATCTTGGAGTTATCGTTAAGGCTGGCGACAGCATTACAGACGTAATAAATAAGCTTATAGTTTCTCAGGCTAAGGTAGCGTTAGTTGACTTAGGTATTACTAATCTTCCTAAGGCTAAAAATCCTTTCGAGGACTGGCTTAGCATTATGGACAAGATTATTAAAAATCTTGACACGATTGCATCTAAGATTAAAGGATTACCTACACCGACAACGCCAGGTGCTACTGGCGGTGGCACTGGTGGCGGCGGTACTGGCGGCGGTGGTAGCACTGGTGGCGGTGGTAATGGCGCTGGCGGCACTTTCACTGTACCTAATCCATTTAACCCTTCTTCACCTGGTGTTAGCACAACAGATATAGGTACATCCATAGATACTTTGCTAGGTCTGCGCGCTGGTGCTCCTGCTGGCAGTCCAATTAGTTTCCTATTAAAAGAACATATAGATACATTGACAAATTCTTTAACATTGTCCAGCATGAGTAATTTAAGCGACGAACAGGCCCGTCTACGCGCTATGGGATTCTTTGATACTCCTGGCATTACAGCAGGTTCTACCTTTGACCCTGGCTCATTCCGTCGCCGCGATGAAGGTGGCGTAACTGTTATTGTGCAAGGCTCAGTCATTACAGAAACAGACCTAGCTGAAATCATTACGGACATACAATACGATTACCAAAAAGCTGGGAAGGACTTACTGCTCAGCAGTACCGCTATCTAATGGCCGCTCCTCAACTACGCGTATTCGTTGACTTCGACTCTGACACAGCTTTCGAGGTTAATCCGCTTATCCTGGGTTCTGCTACTAAAGGTATCTTAGGCACGAACCGTCTAGGCTCTGGCACGTTACCAGTTGAGATTACAGACTTAGTTACACGCGTGGCTATCCGTCGTGGCCGTAACCGCATTACTTCTAAATTTGAGTTCGGTACGGCAGACGTAGTCCTATATGACCAAAATGGCGACTGGAACCCCATGAACCCTAATGGGGCTTATTACCCTAACCTTGTGCCGCTACGCCAGATAATCATTTACGCTACCTACCAGGGAGTAGATTACTTTTTATTCTCTGGGTTTATAAATAAATACGATACTGGCTTTAGACAAGGTAATGAAGACCTCAGCACTGTGACATTACGCTGCGTAGACGCGTTCAAGCTTCTTGCAGGTTCGGTTATTTCGACTGTACCTGGCTCTGGCGTACAGCTCTCAGGAGCTCGTGTAAATGCCATTCTAGACGCCATAGAATGGCCTATAAGCCTTCGAGATATAGACGCTGGTGACTCTACCTTACAGGCAGACCCAGGGGGCTCTAGGAACACGCTAGAGGCCTTACAGACGGTAGAGAATAGTGAATTCGGCGGTATCTTCCTAGACGCTGAAGGTAAAATTAACTTTGTTAGCCGTAACAACCTTATTACCATACCAGCCACGTCTCTCTATGATTTCTCTGATACAGGCGTAGATATTAGCTATACCAACGCCGTAGTAGCTTTCGACGACACTACGCTTATAAATGACGTAACGGTTACTCGCTCTGGCGGTACAGCACAAAACGCGTACGACCAGCCGTCTATTGACAAATACTTCTTACATTCAGGTACACGCTCAGGCATCTTAGTCCAGACAGACACGGAAGCTTTGAACCAGGCTAAAGGCATCCTGGCTACCCGTAAGGACCCTGAGGTACGAATAGACAGTATTCAGCTTAACCTGTATGACGACACTAACCCTAACAAGCCTTTAGCTGGAGTTGACATAGAGATATTGGACGGCGTGACCGTCACTAAGACCATGCCAGGTTCGTCAAGCGTGACGCAGCCT